TCAGCATTAGCAGCAGTTCAAGCACATAATAGTGGAGTTCAAGCAATGGTTGCGTCTGAGAATCAAAAAGTTCTTCAGATGCAGAAAAATGCTAAATCAATGGCAGCAAAAGCAAAACGTGCTGTTAAAAATCAACGACAAAACCAAAACCAATCTGCAGTCGCTTAAATTATGCAAAGTACAATAAGAAAAAGTTCTATACAAATATCCAGACCTGGTGAGGCACAATATCGTCTTAGCATGTATAGAGATGATAAAAGACTAGAAAACAAAGAAGGTGCATTCAACTTAATAACTTTTTGTAGAGGTTGGGAGATATATGAATCTATAGAATTACATACAATGGAAGCTGAGTTTATATTTGAAGATGCAGCAGGTTTAATGGGTTCTATGACAGGTACAGAAGTATTCAAGTTAGAAATACAAAGTTTTCCAGTAGATAAAACGTATTATTTTAGATCATACGGAGTATATGATAGGATAAGAGCAGGACAATCTAACGAAGTATATTTTATTAAATGTTATAGTGATGAGTTTATTAAAAATGAATCTGTAAATGTTTTTGGTAATTCAGAAGTAATATTTAATAATGAAGCTAAGGCAGAGAATATTATTGAGACATTAGTAAAAGATAAAAATTATCTAGGATCCAGTAAAAAACTTTTTACTGAAGAGACACTAAATGAACATTCATTCATTGCACCTAATTGGAGACCATTTGATGTTATACCTTGGGTTTTATTAAGAACTATTCGTAAGTCACAAAAAGGTGGTAGTTTACAAAATGGTTTTGTATTCTTTGAAAACTCTTTAGGATTTCATGCCAAGTCATATGATAAAATGATTGAGGATATAGAGAAACAAAGAGATAATGCAACTACTAATCCTGTTACAGGTGAAGTTAAGATGTATCAATATGTTCATGATATCAAAAATACAGAAAGTCCTATAGATAATCAATTCTTAATTGACGCAGTAGTATTTCCTGATGAAGCAACATCTATGTCAAATCTTAGACATGGAATATACTCAGGTTATAGTGTTGGATTTGATCCTGTATCAATCACATCATCTAAGATGGGATTAAGTAAAGATATGTCAAGCACAGCGTATAATTATAGTCTTGAAGATATCTGGCCAAGAATGGCACATTTGAATGGAGGTAAATCTGTAAACCCATTAGTCAATGTGGATAGCACTATGAGAAAACATATGTACACTCCTAAGAGAATTAGATATTGTGGTTTACCTAATCAATCATTTGATCCTAAGTTTCAGAATAATCCTCAAGCATCTTATGAACAACTTGCAGAACTGCAAGCATATAGGTACATAAGGAAAGCAACACTTAATCATATTAATTTAAAAGTTGTTATACCTGGCAACTTAGATCTGTATCCTGGCTCAGGAATAGACATTATAATTCCTAGTATTGCTAAGTCTGGTGGTGGATATGGAAGAAGTACAAGTGTCGATCGTAAGTATAGTGGGCGTTACCTGATAAAGACCTTGACACATTCAATGACACAAGATAAAATGAGAACAGAGTTAGAATTGATGAAAGACTCAGTTTTAAGATAAATAGTTATGTATCACGAGGTACGATTATGAAAACAATAGAAGACCACATTCAACATGATAAGGAAATCGTTAGCGATCCATTAGCAAACCCTGCTGCTCGCAGACATGCTAAAGAGGAACTACACGAACTAGAAGAGTATGTAGAGCATCATAAAGCAGAGATTGAAGCAGGAGATCATCACGATCCAAATGCACTCGAATTATTTTGCGACATGCATCCTGATGAACCAGAATGTCTAGTGTATGACGATTGATGATTATCTTTTAGGACACTGGCACAATAGACAACAAGCACAAAGTAATCCCCATTGTTTTTCTCAATGTGAAATAATATGGGAAAAGGAAGGGGAATTCTTTGTTTCAAAAAACTTTTACAGAGCAGAGGGAGCACATAATCCCTATCGGCATAAGAAACATAAATGGCAGCAAACGTCCTCCACAACTGGGATTATGGAGAACTATCGTCTTGACTTGACAAGACATGAAGAATGTGATATGATGTTTACATTCTACGATAACTCGTGGCATGGTAAATTAGATAGTACCAAATGCCTTGGGGAAAGAGGCAATCGTATTATTTCAGAGGTACATCTCTATGGTGATAAACTTACTTCAAAGGATCAAGGGTTTGACAATAAAGGAAATCTCGTTTGGGGTACTCCTAACTTGTTTCATTTTATTCGGCATTAATGCTTGTACAGCACCTGTTACAGATCCTGCACCCAATCCTTCAACGTTATGGAAATTAAAGAAAAATTAAGAGCACAAGTAAAAAGTAAATTTTACTATTGGTTCTGGGGACTTGCTACTGTATCAGTATTCGCAGGACAGATGTATGTCGGTAGTGGGTACCGTAGAATGGCAGAGACACATGAACAAATTTCTGCAGATTTGAACTTATTAGTAGAGGTTCTTATCACACCTATGACTAGACAAAATCCTAGATATTATTAAGGAAACCTGAAAACATTATAAAATATTGGTGTTTTGTTAGGGTTTCATGATAAAATAGTATCAGCAAATACAAAACAATATGAGTGGAGACGCTAGAACAGCACTAAACGAACAACCAGTAATTTTTTACTCAGAACATATGACTGAGACGAAAGAGGTCTTAATCCGTATGCATATGGAAGAAGAAACAGTTATCATAAAACCTTGGAGAACAGGAAGTCTATTACAGGGATAAATAATAAAAAGACTGTGTAAATAAATGGCATCGACCATTGATGGTATATTTAACGAAAGAGAAGTAAACTTTGTCGGTAAAGACGGTTTCTTCTGGTGGGTTGGTGAGGTTGAAGACAACGAAGACCCTATGGAACTTGGTAGGGTAAAAGTTCGTATCCTTGGATTTTATACAAACTTTCAAGGAGGAACAGTAGCAGATTTACCTTCTACTGCTTTACCTTGGGCGACAGTACTACAACATACATCACAAGCAGGTAACGACGGACAAGGAGAATCAACAGGTCAATTACAACCTGGTGCTGTTGTTATGGGATTCTTCATGGATGGAGAACATGCACAGATGCCTATAGTTATAGGTGTGATGAGAGTTAATAAATCAGATGCAACTAAAAAGACTAGGGATTTTGCTTTTACAGATCAAGACGTACCAATAGGTGTAGCACCTAATAGTTCTGCTATACATCCTGGCGATAAGAATACAGCAAATCCATTAGCACCATTAAGACAGAGTACAAATAATACAGTAGGAATACCTGGCTCAACTACAACTGCAATCGGTGGTAGTGGATCACCTAAAAATATTGGATCAGCAAAAGATATAAAGGGTAGTTATGCTAATCCAATCAAACCATTAGACCCTACACAACCAATACCTGCAGCAAATGGTGTTGGAGGACCTTGGAAGACATTAGAATATAAGTTATCATATCTCATAGAAGATCTTGCCAATACTTCTACTCACTTAGTAAAGGCAGAAGGTGGTGACTATCTAGACTTAGTAAGTGGTAAATTGATTACTAAGGCAGAATTAACAGTTAATATCAATAATTACTTGGGTTCTCTATTCGCTCAGGTAATATCTGCTATGCGTCAAGCATTAATAACTTTAGCAGAGGATCTTAAACTTGCTAATATGCTTCTCTTATCTACAGGAGTTCCATATAATATTATAACTTCAGTTCAAACAGCAATCACAAAGGTTTTGACATCAGCAGTTGCTTTAGATGCATCTATTTCAACTTATACTGCTACACCATTAAAGACTGTAACAGATGTTCTTGATCAATATCTTTCTAATTGCGTTGACAAATCTACATTTGTAGTCAATACAGTAGATGTTATAACATCCAATATAATTACAGACGTTGCAAAGATAGTTAAAGATATAGGTGATTTAACTAAATCTATTACTACAACAGTAAATGGTGTAGGAGAGGCAACTACTATAATTACTGCATGGGAACAGTCTACTGGAATATTCTATCTACAAACTGCAGTCGAATATGATGTTGTTAATATTACAGGTATCATACAACTTATCAATGACTTTGATAGTAAAGTATCCAATAGACCTATTAATACCAGTAAATCATTAGGATGGTATCCTTTAGTTGGTATTACAGACAAAGCAAAGACAGAAACTACGTTTAGTGACATATATGATGATGCAGATCCATATCTAACTTCTGCAAAAAATCATATCAATGGTTCATATGAATTATATCTTGGAACACCTGGTCGTCAGGGTGAAGTACAAAAGAAAGTAAATGGTACAACTCATACATCTTTATTGTACAACAACTCACATTACGCAGAGAAGAAAGCAAGAGATCAATATAGAAAAGATAATCCTGATGCAACTGAGGCAGAGATTGTAGCAGCAGTTGAAGCATATAGATTATCACAGACAAATAATAAAGGTGATATTGGATCAACAGTAGCAGATCATATATCATGGGCAGGTGTATTGACACAAGAAGTTCATGGTGATGACTGTAAATTAGTAAATGGTTCTTACGCAAGAACTATTGATGGTGATTATCATCTCAAGATAACTGGCAACTGTCATTTAGAAGTGGGAGGAGGATTCTTCTTAAGTGCTGAGGGATATGATTCAACTACGAGCACAACACAGAAACATGCAATCAAATTTGGATCTGATGTTGATATGAATATTGTAGGTGCTGCACTAGAAATGCATAGTTCTGAGTTTAGATTAGATTCTACCGTAGCTAAGATAACTGGAATACAGTATGAGAACTCATATCAGCAGCAGTCAAATAGTGGATTAGAACTAACTTTCAATGCAGAGAGTTCTATCGAAATAGTTACTCCACATATACTAGAACT